TGTCTTGATATTGCACCCGTACAATCATGTCGTCATCGTCTGATTCTACGTCTAGCCCTCAGGGAAAATTTACGAAGGTTGGCTCTAAGCGCCAAAACAAGCGTCAGAAACGTGAAGATAAAGCACGTGCCATCGCAGACCTCCGTAACCGCGCGTCTGAGAAAACTCAGACCCACGTAGAACCTCGCTACAATGAGCCTGGCGAGGGCAAGAAAGGCAAAGCAAAGGCTCAATTCGGCAGGAGGATCACGCCCGAATCAAAGACCCTGCCCAAAGTGCAAGTAGAGGAAGTACACACTGCCCCGAAAGAACCCGAACTTGCAGATCTACGAGGTAATCGCTACTTCGTCAAATCCTGGCTAACCCACTCCCCATCGTCTCGCCACCCGGGTGCAGCTAGGTGGGCCGGCAACTTAAAGGCAGGCTCGGAACGCCCCAAGATGCCTAAAGCCCCTCTCAATCTGTCTCATGAGGTTTGGCAGAAACTCCGCTCTATCTTTGCAGGGGAGGGTTGCCCACTGTTCGCCAAGGAAATGGACATGAATAAGGCGAACGTCCAGAGGCCGGTATACAACTATTGCATTATCGCTCTAATACGTGCCATGGTTGAACAATGGGCTTCTGATGATGGAAAGATGATCGCTCACGATCTATGTTTCCTTCAGTCCGACCAATATTTCCAGGTCTTCCTAGATGCTGTTTGTGCTCTAGCCGAACGGGAGACTTGGGAAATAACAGTCCAACATTGGTCGCAGAGGTTTGGCCAGTTCGCCATCAGGAGCAAGAGGGTGAAGGTCATCCAAGTCCTCATAAAGCACGAGCTCAAGCTTTTGAAGATCGGGGAACTCGATGCCGACGCGTACCCCAGACCTCAGAAAGTCTTAGCCATCGGTGGCCATGATGTAGATGACCCGGTAACTCTAGATCTCTTAGCTTGGCTGGGCGGCTCCACCTTCCTCGAAATATGCCCTATGAAGCCTGCTGGTTATAAAGGTTCAATAGGTCAACCCATCCCAGAACTCGCTTGGGAAAGCGAGTACGCACCAATGGAATTCCACTCAGCTGTGCAGGATGAGGAAGAGGTTGAAGTACCCGCTGACTACCAAGCTAGCGCAATAGCCATTGGTGGCGTTAGGGTGGCTCCTATATCACATTTTCGCGAGAGAGCACCCGTTGGTTTGGGGGGTGTGGTGCTTATGAATGGGCAAGATGGTAATCATGCCGCTTCCTTCGTCCTGGGTCTCCACATCTGCCAGAGAAGCGACATCTTTGAAGATAAGTGGATCCCGAACCTCGCTAAGGGCTCTAACTCCCCACCTCCGAACGGTATCTATAACGTCCGCAAGAAGCAGCAGAAAGCGCAGGAGGTCGCAGTTGAGCCCAAGACCAAGGAGACTAGCAAAACGATGGAACCACCGAAGCGCCCCTCAGCGCTCGACATTCTCTCCGACGCTTTCCACTCTGCGAGGTCCACGTTGCATGATTGGGGAGAGCTTTCACTCCAAGAGGAGGCTAAGGACAAACAAATAGAGCTCCATCGTCTCCTCAACGAGCTGGACCCTACGCTTGAGGAGAGGGGTGAATATCTAAGGAGAGCCAAGGATGAGCATATGCTGTGGTCGATGAGCTGAAGCGGAAGATTAGCGCATCAGACCGTTCCGCTGCTATTAGGGCTACTTGGGATGAGCTCATCGAGTCAGAAGAATCTAAGGATCCGATTGGTGACCTCATCCCTGTTCCAAATTACCCTAAGCGAGTTTGCCCTAGCTGCAGATTGCCCAACTCTGGCCAAATTGCCACTTGCCCCTGCGGTGCTGACCTGATTCCTAAGGATAAGCCGGAGTCTGTCAAGATGATCAAGATTTGCGGCCATTGCGATGCAGACAACCCTCCAAACCGTAAATACTGTTTAAGGTGTAAGGAC